GAAGAGGGTTTATAGCCCTGTTGCATATACTCTTGACGTGAGATGACCTGAAGGGTTGTATCGTTCCCCTGAGGGCTTCTAATGAACGCCATAACGACTCTTAATGGGCGGTCACAGACTACATCTCCTGTTGGGCCTAATGTGTAGGTATATTGACCTGCTACCATAGGTACTGGGAGGTCTTCTACTAACCATAAGGGCATACCCTTAGTCTGTAGTTGTTTGATGTACAGGTTTAGGGCTTCTGAGCAGTTTTGATAGTCCTGTGGGGTTGGGCTATCACCAGCACCAATTACCCCCAATACACGGAGAGCGCCATTGATAACATTGTCCCTAGATTGTTGGTAAGTGGTAGTCATTATTCTGCCTTTGGTTCTTCAGTTACTAAAGCAAACTGTTGTTGTAGTTTTTGTAGCAATGGATAAGCACCTGATTGTGTAGGTAACTGTCCGATAACATGTAATACAAATTCTGCTTCGTTATCTTCTAATGTAAATGTTTTCATATTTCCCTTATAGTGCTGAAATAACAAATGCTAAAAGCTCTTCGTATCTTACACCAAGCTGGGTATGCTCTACACCATTTTCGTCTTTCCAAGTGTCAGAGCAAAATAAAGAATATTTATCAGCATCTAAACCATTTGCGGTAAATGCTGCTTTAACGTCTTGAGCCATTACACCAATATGAGTTCTAGCTTTATCACCTTTTTTAGCTACTGAGTCATTAAACTTAAATGATTTAATAAGTCCTTTAATCGCTTTAGCAGTTGCTTGTTCAGCAGATGTTAAATCAGCAATTTGCTGTTTTTGTGTTGCATCTGAAGTATTAATAGTACCTGTACCAGCATAAACAACTGACCATCTATATGAAGCATTACCAAGGCTAGTTGTGTTGTCTGCTCCAGGGCCTACTGCTGTTCCTACTGTTGGAGTAAGCTGTAATACAGCACCATTATGACCAATCCATGCTACGTTTGTATTATCTTTAGATAATCCAATAATATTTCCAAAAGAACCAAGTCTATTAAATTGTTGTACTGCAGTATTTGTAGCAAGTGTATTGTTTGAATAATTATAATTACCAGCATAGCTCATAGGAGCAGTGCCTAATAGCAAATAGTCGCTAGTTGCATTACCATCGCATAAGTTGCTTGCAACACTTCCTTGTGTGCTGTTTACATCGACAGAAATACCATATTGAGTATTGCCTAAACAAGTATTACCAACAATATTAAAATTGTTTACATAAGTTGCATAAATGCCATTTAATCCGTTAGTAGAACAGTTGTTTCCGCTAATTACTGAAACAGAGCTTGTTACGCTTCCATCAAACCATAAACCGTTTCCACCATTGCCGTGAGCATTATTACCGACAATTGAAACACTAAAGTCTCCATTACCAGTGTAAGCACCTGTTAATACGTTATTTAAAAGAGAGCATCCTGTAATTGATAAATATTGTGTTTTGCCTCCAGTATCAATACCGCTTTCTTTGTTGTCGTGTGAAGATACTCCAGTTATTTGTACTCCATAACCTTGACCAATAGAAATACCAACACCATTAAATGTAGAAGGAAATAAAACTCTTCCTCTGCCGTTTAAATAATATTGACCACCGACAATAGAAACATTATCAACAAACTGAGCAAATAAACCGTTGCTATACGAACTATAAACAATAGTATTTATTAATGTTAATCCGTGGACACGCCCTGCGTTAGGATAATCTGCAGTAGAGCCTAATACAGTAATTCCTGAAGAATTAGAAACATCAGCAGACCCATCACCATTGCTTGCTATGTAGCAATTTTCAAGGTTAATTAAACTACTTGTATTACCTACATATAAACCACTATAAGAGCAGTTTTGAATAGTTACATTATAAAGATTTAAACCATTAATGTTTTGAACTAAAATACCATTAGCAGCAGAAACAGTTGCTTTTTGTCCATCAATAATTACGTTTTTAATTGTAATGTTTGAATTAGAGCCTGAAGAATAAGCAGAGTTTTTAAATACAGGAACACTATTGGTGCTTGCATTTATCTGTGCTCCTTTAAAATCAAGATAAGCATTTGAAGGTAATGTTAAAGAACTTACTTTATAAGTTTGTCCTGTAATACCTAATACTTGTTTTCCTGTATTAATAGCAGCTTGAATTGCAGTAGTATCATCCGTTGTTCCGTTACCTACAGCACCAAAGTCTGCAACAGAAACTGTTTCAGCAAGTTTATCGCTAATTGGTCTATTAACACCACTTGTATATGCTTGTTCAAATTTTGGAATTAATGTTGTCATATTAAGCTACCGTTGTTGGTAATGGTTGTAATATTTCTTGTTCAGTAATTTTTGCTTGATATTCAGCTACTACAATAGGTGTCCATATAACAGAAGCAATAGCTATAACTTTAGCGTCTTGCTTGGCTATATCTTGTCCAGGAACTAAAGAATCTCTATTGTAATTAGATGCCAAAATAATAGAAGGATTTGTATCATCAAAAATATCGGTGCGTTGACGTACTTGAATAATTACATCTTCATTTATTTGAATTTGGTCTGTTACTGTTGTTTGCTGTAGAGCCATTTGTTTTTCCTTGTTGTCCGATTAATCTAATATGGATTAATTAAAAGTTTGCTGTGTAAGTAATACTAAACCATATAGATGGTGTAGCTGTTGTTGCCATCATACTATTTAAATTAGTTGGCGCAGCCGTACTTGTATAAAAAGGGCTAGTACTTGCTTGATAACTATTTACTAAAGTTCCAATGCTTTGTAATGAATTATTATTAGAAAAAGGTAAATTAGTTAATAAAGTTCCGTATTGTGCAACAAGAATACTTGTAGAGCCTGTTAAGATACCAACTACGGTTACTTGATTTCCAATCTTTGTATATTTTCCACTTGAGCTAAAAGTACCGACAACTGTTAAGCCACTACCTTGATTTGGTGTCCATGTACCAGTTTCATAATCATTTAATGTAGAATTTGTTAATGCACTTGCATTTGAAAATATAACCCCACCATTAGATGTTCCAAGTTTTAAATTTGTTCCATCAAAAGTTAGCCCAGTTCCCGAATTAAAAGCACTTGTTCCATTTCCATAAGGAATATATCCAGCAGTAAGACTTGTTAATCCTGTACCACCTCTAGCTACAGACAAAGTACCTGTAGTGCCATTTATAATTGGTAAATTAGTTCCGTTTGTTAGTGTAATAGAAGCAGGAGTACCATAAGCATTAGACCCTGTAAAGGTATTATCCTCATCTAATTTAGGAAAGTCATTAAGATTTGCACGAACTAAACGAAGAGATACTACAGCATCTGCAGAAAATGCAGTCCCTGTAGTGCCATCTTGTCCACGAACAATAGTAAATGTAGTTCCTGAAACTGCAGTTACTTTAACAATCTCAATAGTTGTTTGCGTTGCAGCATCAGCTAATGTGCAATAAAAATACTGTGAACCTGTAGGTGATGGAAATGCACTCGCAGATGTAACTGACATAGTCGTAGCTACGTTAGTAAGACTACTAGATAAAGTAGTATTACAGTTGTTAGCGAAAAGCATATTAGGCATTAATTATCCTTATGCAGTTAAAAACTCAACAATATCTCCAGCATTAAGACCAGAAATAAATGTAATAGATGTTGTAGATGATTCTGTGTAATTTAATGTATTAACTTGTTTATTTCCATTTACAAATACATATAAATTTGCTCCACCTAAATCATAAGTAAAAGGAGTTGTAAACGCAGTTTGACCTTGTGTTGCCGTTGTGTATCCTTGTTGTTGTGCAAATGCACCAGTAGCAAAATTCATACCAGCAGCAGTAATACGCAATTGAACGTTATCACCCATGTTCCAATACAAAGGTGTAGTACCTTCTTGTCCACGCTCAATGGTAAACACATCCCCCACACGAGCAGTACACTTCACAATCTCAATGATTGGGCCACTTAAACTGATTAAGCTAACGTAAAAGTAATCTCCATTAGTTGGATTTGGGAATAGACTTCCAGCATTAGCAGATACCTGCATTGTTGTTGCTGTATTGGTTATTCCAAAAGCCAAATAAGTGGCTGCGTTGTTCGTGTATAAAGGACGGCCCATATATTATCCTAGTGTATATGTGTCGACAGCATAACCGTCAACTAATTGAATTGTGGATTGTACAATGCTGTATTCGTCTGGA